TAAGGAATATCAAAGAAATTCTACCCAACTCTAGCAATGGCCATAAGGTAGTAGCTTTCTTGCACTATGTATTAAGTGTCGAGTTTATAAAGAATATCCCTTATCTAACGAACTACTTACAAAAAGGAGGTGCAAAATGATTGAAGTTTTGGAGTTTATTTTTCAAGATTCTTGGCATTGGTTAGGAACAGCCATTTTGATAGCTATCATTTTCCGTGTCAATTTGGTAAAGATTGGCCCAATAACAAAGAATAAGGAGGAGAAGAAATGAAGGAAATTGATGCAATTATCATCCATTGTTCGGCCACGCGTGCCGGACAGGATCTACGAGCCAAAGATATTGACCGGATGCACCGGGCTCGGGGATTCAATCAGATCGGTTATAACTTCATTGTTGACCTTGACGGAATGGTTGAGAATGGGCGACCGTTAAGCATTGATGGAGCGCATTGTAATACCAAAGGATTTTCAGAGTCTTCGTATAATAAGCATAGTGTTGGCATCTGTTATATCGGAGGCCTGGACGCATCTGGAAAGCCTACAGATACACGTACTCCGGTTCAAAGGACAGCACTACGCGAATTGGTCGCGAAGCTTTGTAAGGAATATCCTATAATTGAAGTGCTCGGACACCGTGATACTTCTCCGGATCTGGACGGCAGCGGAGAGGTAGAGCCAAAAGAATATATTAAGGCGTGCCCCTGCTTCGATGTCAGGAGTGAATTTTCTAATTTTCTTCGTAATACAGTGATCCGGCCATGAAAACGCTACCTTGGATATCAGTTACATTGTTGATGATCGTTTGTGTTATTGTTTGGTTCCGTCCGCATGAGCAACCACCGGCGGAAATCAGAATTGAGACAAAGATAAAGACGGTTGTCAAAGTTGAAACCTTGTATATTTCGTCACCTATGGCACCTTTGTTAACTATTTGGTTAACAGACACTATACACATCGGTGATACAGTAGTTCATCGCGAACAAACTTATTATAAGGATAGTCTTTACCAGCTATGGGTATCTGGCTATCGTCCAAGGTTAGACAGTTTGCATATATTTCCAAGAACTGTATATCAGACGGTAACGAATGATGTCTACCATATAGTTAAACCAAAAAAGAAACGCTGGGGATTTGGTGTGCAAGCAGGATACGGATATCCAAGCGGTTGGTATATTGGTATTGGAGGGAATTATAATTTGTGGCAGTGGTAAACATTATATTAGAACAATTTTATATTAATCTTTGTTCTATAATTTGATGACAATAGAAAAAATCATTATTTTTGCCGCATTCTAAAAAAATATAAATATGGGATGGTTTAAACATAAAAGATATACTATTAAGGATCTTAATACACCTAGCAGAAAAATAAAATCTGCATCAAGAGATCGATTTAAAATTGCAATAATTGATGATGAGGATTTTGTTTTTTTGGAAGAATTAAGAAAGAGCGGATTTGATATAAGAAAATACGATGATGCTTTAGACCTTCAGATGTTCGACTCATACCCCATAATAATCTGTGATATTAAAGGGGTTGGTAAGGATTTTAAATCACCAATGGGAGGGGCTTTTTTAATTCGTGAATTAAAAAAGAAATATCCTTTAAAAGCTTATGCTGCTTATACTGGATCAACATATGATATTTCTATAAATAACTATTTAGAAGGAGTAAGCATTATAAAAAAAGATATAGAAATAGATGATTGGTGTATTGAAATAGATAATCTGATTCGGAATATATCAGATCCTAAGGAGGTTTGGTTAAAAATAAGAGATATATTGTTGAAAGAAGAAGTAGATTTAATCTCTTTAGCCAATTTAGAAGATGAGTATGTAGATATTATCTTGAATAAAAATGGAGATTTTCATAATTTCCCTTCAGCCAAGAAAGAAAATACTTTGAATCCCGACGTTCGTGCTGTTGTTCAATCATTAGTTGCTGGAATTATATTAAATACATTATGATTATAGCTCCATTCCCTTATAAAATACTTGCTGATAGTATTATTTCTAATGGGTATATTTTTAGTATACCCCAATTTTGTATAGATAAAAAAGACAACCCAAAGTGTAAGGAATTTTACCATTCCTTGAAAGAAAACAGTGGTTTTCATACTTGTCCATACGGCTTTGCCGTAGAATGTACAAAATTGGGAGGTGTCAATATTATATTCACGTGTTTAAATATCGATAAGAAGACAGATCGAAAAATAACACGAAAACTCAATCATAATATCGATCAAACCTTAAGAATGACTATTAATGAATATAATAGTCTTAAAGATAATTTTGACAGATTTATCCAAGAAAATCAACCAACCTTTGATGTGGCTGCTAAGTATACTAAAGATAGCTCTCAATTAAAATTAGATAAGGAGTTGTTGGATAATACAATACATGAATTACGTAAGTTGAATACTCAACTTAAAGGAGTTGTTACAAAATTAAATCCTGCAATTTCGCAGTTGAGAAATAAAACGGAATATATTGAAACCTTGAATCTAGATATATATTCTATTTCAAATTTAATGTCTATTAGATTGGATACTTATGATTTGGAGGTTAATCCTATATTAAATTTGTCATCAAACAAGAGAGAAATTGCAATTTATAAAAAGATAGAAAAAGTCTATAAATGTTTGAATGCTGAAGCTAAGCGTAAAAATGTCGGCATTTATCTTGATGGGAAGTCTTATAATCTTTTTAGTGCCAGTAATTCTATAGAAATAGCCTTTTTCATTGTGCTAGAAAATGCCATAAAGTATTCTATTGAAAATGAAACTATAAAAATTACATTTAAAGAAACTGAAGACAGATTGACATTAACATTCATGAATTGGGGGATTCGCCCTGGTGATGACGAGATAAAAAAACTCACAGATCGTAATTATAGAAGTAGAAACGTTATAAACCGAAATGTCGAAGAAGGGAGGGGAATAGGGTTGTATTTACTAAACCAAATTTGTTCAGTAAATGATATCCAACTAAAGATTAAATTAGGAAATGATAATAAATATCATAATGGATACCGTTATTCACCTTTTTTTGTTGAAATGAAATTTGATGGCATGATTCAACATGAAGATGGTATGGATGATTTCTAAATTATAATATCTCAAAATGTAATTCCCGTATCATATATTTCAGTTCTATTAAGAAAGATATTTTCGTAGTTCTTCGATTGCTTGTAATGCACTTCGGACTATAACGTATTTATTTCGGCAACTTTCAGCCTGTTTTTGGAATTCTTTTTGATATTCTGACTGTTTCCCCACCTTCGTTTTAAACTCTATACAGAGAGAAGCAAAACCCTTTTTGGGAATTAGTACGATCACATCAGAAACTCCGGGTTTCACTCCTTGACGTTTAAGGTTAGCGGCTTCCCTTACATGACGACTACCACCGTTCGGAACGGCAAATATAAGTCTGTCTGGAATATTGGGGAAATATAAAGGAATAAGTTTAAAGAACTCTGTTTGTATGCGAGCTTCCTCATTATTATGTACTTCTTTAGAACGTGGAGGATTACGCTGATCAGCATAACAATTATAACACATAAAACCGATATCGGTCTTAATAACCGACACTGTTTCCTTTCCACATAAAATGCACTTTTCTTTATTCATTTTTAATATTACTTTCTAAAAAACATATCACCCGAAATAGACCGGGCTGTATCATCACCAGTTAGCCGGATGTATCGAAAGAAGTTCTGTTCAGTCCGGTGCCCGGTGAGCTTCATTATCTCGAACGTCTTCATCCGGCCGGTCAGATACATATTTGTCGCTGCACTTCTTCTTGCTGTATGACTACTTATCAATTCCCACTTTTCATGGGTAACCGTTGTCAGCTTTCCGCCTTTAGTGAATGAATAAGTAATCGGATCGTTTAATCCGATTTCTTTCATTATCACCTTCAGATACTTATTGAAGTACTGAATGCAAAGACCGCATGGAACCTGACCGGCATACTTTGAGAAAATTTCCCGCACATAATCATGAGCTGGAACCTTTACGTCGATGTTAGTCTTTTTTGTCCGGATGACAATGTAGTTATCAATAAGGTTCTGACTTGTAAGTCTTGAATAGTCCGAGTATCGCAAGGCAGTGAGACAGCCTAATACAAACATATCTCTGATCCGTTCTTTTGCTTTCCGCTTATCCTGCCTGACAAACTTGTAGTAGTATATTCTTGTGATCTCATTCATCGAAAGGAACACGGCGTTTGTTGGTTCAGTCCTCAAATCAATCTCGTCGTAGGTATTATCTACTGCATAGTTGTACTGAGATGCTCTACGCACAAGTGATTGAATTTTCAGAACGTATCCGACAATGGTATTATGTCGAAGTCCTTGGTCTTCCAGATAGATGATGAAATCGTCCAAAAACTCAGCCGTCACCGAATTGGTGAATATGTCACAATCAAACTCTGAGGAGAAGTTATCAATGTGTTTTATGATCGCATCGTAAACGGCTGCATAGTGTTCAGACTTGCGTCTGCTTCTCTTTTCAAGCACATCCTGGATGAAATCAGTGAATAATATGCCTTCAAGCGGTTTCTCCTGCCGGAAATGGTTAATGTAGTCCTTGCGTACTTGGGCGGTCCGGACCGGTTGTGATAATTGTAATGCTTTGGCTGTATCATTTTAAAGGGTTAGTTACTATGTTTATTGAATATCATTCCGAGGTGCTCCTCGATATGATTCGTTATCGTTCTGATTTGAATTATTTACTTTTCAATCTATAAATCTCAATTATATCCTGAATATCGCTCGTAGGTCTTACTCGGATATTAATATTTTGGATTAATAGGTCGATTTCGACATCAGCATCTTTTGCAACCTTTACTGTTGTTGAAATAGCTGTTATAGCGTCACCTGTGGCGGTGGCTGAAAATTTTACATGTGTACTCATTACTAATTTTTATTTTGTTACTATTGTTCTATCACTTCTCACTATCTTCATCTTTGGCTTTTTAAACTGTTTGTCACACGATGTATAAGGAAGCCAATACGACCTATCTTCGTAATAATCTAAGTCTATAGGAACAAGATGAAATAATTCGTGATCGAAATCGACTCCTATCAACATACATTCAATATCTACTTCCGGATGTTTTTGATGCCAGATTATAATTTCACTATGTCGATAGGAATAATGAATGAATTGATTTCGGGTCATATTTTAGCTCATTTCTATATTGTTTTGAGCCTAATTAAGCTACATCGTTAATACTAATTTCTCCTTTCAAAACTCGCTCTACCTGCCTATCAATAATCTCTTGAAACTCTATCTGGCAGATAAGTGAGCAATCCGGTATAATCTCTTCCACTGGATCACCTCGCCATGTTGGTAGTTCATCAAGGAAGATACGTCCGTCTTTATCCTTTAGGCATGTTGCTCCAACATCACGTTCAATCTGTGCAACTTCATCGAATACATCCGGGAGTAGAGCTGTACATTTTCGTACAAACTCAACGCTATTTTACAAGCTACTGCGGATGTTACACCGCAAGAAAACCATGCTATTATCATCTTTTTATTATCTTTGCAAAAAAAATCATGAAAAGTTTAACATTAATCATCTCTGTATTAATTCCACTGTTTAGCTTTCTAAGCACAATTCTCATGACTTATGCTGATAGAAATAAAGTAAGAGTAGATCCTCTAAGCGGCTTTAACAAAGCTATGTCTGTTTTAAACACAAGTGGACATAACCCTTCAAAAGCCAAGTCGGATGAAAAAATGGAGTTGCATAACAAAAAGATGAATAGGATATGGAGTTGGGGTATTGTATTTTTAATTATCTCATTTGTTTTATCAATTATATTTATTGTTTTGCAGCAAATTTGATTCATTTCTTTCTTGATTTGAACTATGCGGTAAACAAGAATCTACCGCATAGCAGATTTATTATTTATTTCTTGCCGCTTCTAAAACTGGAAGATTTGTCTCCGTTGGTATGTATATCACAGTTTTATCATTCAGATTGCTTTGTTGACGTACCCACAAATATTGGATATATGCGGGGGTAATACTTCCATTTTCGATTTTAATCGCTTCGGCAGCACCTTTGGCACGTTCGATTTCAGCTTGGGCGTTCAGCTTTTCAGCTTCCAGATTTGCTTTAGCTTCTTCAATCCTTATTTTACGGTTTTGTTCTGCTTTAGCAAATTCAGCCTTTCCAGACATTTCTTGCTGCCAAACGTTATAATAAGGGATGGTAACAAAACATCCCACAACAATTGCGACAAATACGATAGCCGCCAAAATTCCAAGTTTATTCATAATCTAATATTGGGTTTTATAAAGCCGCCCAAGGCTTATTAGTTTATTATTATTATATTTGCAAAAAAACAAATATATGTCAACAATATATCGTAATAGAACAATCCGCCCTTCAAGTAGACTTGAAACATCTGTATCTTATAAAATCAATACAGAGAAAGTCACGACAAATGATACATTGGTTATTACCATTAACCATGAAAGTGAGAATTTTAGTAAAGAATTTACTTTTTCAGGAGAGAAGGTTGCAAACCGTTCCTCAATACACTTCAGATATATCAATGGAGAAATTATTTGGTCACCAGTTCAGCCTGATTAGATTCATATCTTTGCAGACTTAAATTATTCATCATCATAATCAGTATCAAAGATACGTGCAACCATATCGACGATATTTTCCTCAATGTCTTCCGTAGATCCGGTTACTGCATTAGCGATATTTTTCTTCTCTTGAATTATGCGATAAACTTTTTCATCAATAGTTCGCCGACCAAGAAAGTAGTAACAGGTAACCGAGTCCTTTTGCCCGATACGGTGTGCCCGGTCCTCACATTGACAACAGTCAGCGTATGTCCAAGGAAACTCAACAAAGGCAACATTACTAGATGCAGTAAGCGTTAAACCAACTCCTGCCGCCTTTATTGAACAAATGATAATATCCGCTTTAGGATTGTTCTGAAAGGCGTCAACCGCTCTTTGTTTCTCATCCTGTGAATCTCTACCGGTAACCGATACAGCGGTAGGAAAGTAACGTTTCAACTGGTCTACAACTTCATGAAGTGAACAAAAGAGAATAATCTTCTTCCCATTCTCCCTGAAGTCTTTCACAAATTCAATAACATCACGTACTTTGCCACGAGCAGAAATTTGCCGGAGAATATTGATACGTACCATCACTTCACCACGTAGAGCCTTTTCTATCTTATCATCGTCAGCATCCTTGTATTTCTGTAGATACATAATAAGGTCGCGTTCTGCATCCATATACTCTTTGCGATTTGTAATTTCGCAAGTATTAACCTGACGTATCTTATCCGGAAGGTCTGTAAGAACAAGAGACTTTTCACGACGAAACATACAATACTGCCAAAGATTGAAATTCAGTTCTTTCAAATTAGAAGCCTCTCTTTGTCCGGAGCAGTATCGGTTAACAAATGGTTTATAGCCACCAAAATCCTCCATACGGTTTAGAATCGCCAGCTGTGGAATCAAATCTTTAGGCCGATTTACTACCGGTGTTCCAGTAAGCTCTATCACCCATTCTTTGCCGGTGCATATCCCTTTACAGAATTTAGCCTGCTGGGTAGATGCAGATTTGCAACGGTGACTTTCATCAATGATAACTGACTTGAATAAATTGATTGAGTTTCTAAATTCTACATCTCTCAACGTCCAGCCTTCGGACTTCTTTATACGTTGTACAAAGTACTTTTTTAAAGACTCATAATTGACTATAAATACCTGATGCATTCCTGTTTGAAAGAAAAAAGTCCAAGTATCACGTACTTTATCAGTTAAGATCATTGCTTTTTTGTCCGTAAACTTCTCCCATTCACGCATCCAGTTTATTTTTAATGAAGAAGGACAAATAACAAGACAAGGAAAAGCACTAGCGATATTAATTGTTGCAATACTCTGCAATGTATTATGAGTTACTATATAGCTATCCGTCAGGTATAAATGATCAAGTGACGACACTTTAATACACTGCTGTTCAAAGTCTCCAATATACTCTACAGATTTGATATAGCGTGTAGTCTGAAAAGATTTATTCCGATTCCAATCTTTTATTTTATATGATTGTTCACTAAAAGGACAAAACTCAGTCCTAATGTTAACTTGGAATTCAATAGTTTTAGCATCATCAGTCCTATTATACATATGAGGTATGGCAATGCCCCCTAATGATTGAACTAACTCCATTATATCTTTTACCAATAAGACAGATGTTGTGTGGAATATAGTTCTATTCTTTATACAGCTACCATCTGTATCCATTAGCCCTCTCAACAAATCAAGTCTTTGGTTAACAGACCCTTGAAGATATTCCTTCGGGATAAATTTATCCTTACTTAATATTTCAAGTTTCATTCTTTTTATTTCTTCTCTATACAGGTGAATTTTACTACTATCTTTTATGATTTCATAATGTATAATAGTATCATAAGTAGATGAACTTATTTTCAACCCAGATATCAACTCATTATTAATTTTACCAATAATAAAAGATTTGTCTCTAGGAAGGCTAAACTGTATTTTTTTATGATTCAATCCTGCGTCACCAATTATAGCTCCCATCGTATATGATGGGATTATAAACCTTTTATGTGCATATTGAACGGGATCACACACAGGAATTTCCCATTTAAAGGAAGGCTTTCTTTTAGAAACATCCCGCTTAGGATTCATTTTATTAGTTAGTCCTAAATAAAGCAATTCTTGCAATGATTTTACCGTCCAACCCATTCCACGTCTTCTTCTATTTTGATCGCGTACGCACCAAAGATGCTCAAGATTACAATCAACATGAGAATTATCATTCATGGTAACTCTATATGTTTTTCGAATTCCTTGAGGATAAATTGCTTCTACCGTTTGAATACTTCCATCTTTAGCAAAAATCTTGTCTCCAACTTTAATCTCTCCCATTTTAATCCACCCTGAAGGGGTGGCAATAAGCGTATAAAGCGGATTTGCTTTTCCGAGTCCCGGTTCATCGCAATTCATAAACCGTTTTAGTTCCAGTCCTCGTGCAATGCCTTTAAGTTGATAAGGATAAGGCTGAATCTTTAAATTGTGCGGTACGGTTAGATCCGGCAGTTCCGGAATATCATAAGCGATATCTTCCTCCTTTTTTTCTGTACCGTTTACCCAATTTATATTCTCAAACTGCTGTATTTGATAAATCATCCTTTCAAGCTCTACCCTACTCCTTGTCGGGACAATCCAAACTTTTTTAGCACCATCAAAACGTCTACCGGGAATCTGTCTGACCCGATCTATTATTGAAGTCTTATATTTGAATGATAATTCGAAATTATCTCCTTTTAATTCAATATTCATGATTCAGAGTATTTAGCAGGGGGAATTATCCCCCCTGTGATGATTGATTATGCGGTTGCGTCAAGAGGTACAGGCGCCTCTATTTGTTTTTTACGTCCTCTTTTTTTAGGCTTCTCTTCTTCCAGTACAACAGCTTCTTCCGGTTCATCCGTTTCGAAATCAAGCCGCTCTTGTCTGACTCCCCATTTCTCATCAAACAGATAACTTTCAACTTCCGCATCACAAGCTGCAGCATCAATACTCAATTCTTCATAGTAAGGGTAGTCTGCATCAAGGAGAGGAACGAAGATTTTCAGGTCAACAACTTTGCCGGACTGAAGAAGTTTAGCTCCCATGATGGTAATTCCAGAAACACCATCGACGCTGTCATTTGCATAGCCCGTAATGATATAGTTTTCCAGAGTCTCTGCATAGCCCGGAGAAGTAAAGCTATCTTTGTTGATATTAGATGCCTCTGGCTGCTCACACAATACAACGAGATGTAATTTAAGCCGGCTAAATGCTTCTCTTAAATCACTGTGGATGATCTGATCGCAGCTCTTGTTAATTACATTCGTGTAGTTCGCTTCCGAGAAACGCTCATTGTACACTACATTCAAGCGGTCTTTTTTGATAACCGCCTTCTTGATCTCATTTTTTACTTGTTCCATAATCTTCTTTAGTTGATAAAGTGATAATACTAAATGCTGATACAACTCCCATGACGGCAGCCGTAGTTATTTCTCTAGTCGTTGCATCTTCTCTTTGAGAAAAAGATAATGCCGTAAACAGACCGATAACGGCTAGCCCGATTGTGATTCTTTTTAAGTTTTTCATGATGATTGCTTTTTATTGTTATTATACATTCCGGACATTTTCATTTCTTCTTTTGCTTTACTTATCACAGTTACACACCACGATAGTTGATGCGTTGCCGTCCGATTGCAGCGTTCGCACCAGTCTACCAAATATCGTTCTTCCCTACATAGAGAGTTAACTAGAGCATTTATGGCCGTCGCTGTTGCTTTCGCATTCTTAGCTGTATCGACAAGCGTCTGCATGACCTCGGATTTCATCGCCTCATTGAGCCAGTATTTTGAGTCTGCAAGTAATTTACCGGAACGGGCAACATATACAGCCAAGTCATTGCCACGTTGTACAGCTTCTGTCGCGTCTTCACTCATAGTCATATTGAGAAATGAATCTATATTGGTTAATTCATCCAATATTTGATATTTAGGTGTGATAAGTAAGTTCATATTGTTTTTATGATAAAATATAATCAGACCATCAATTGCCACCATTTGAAAGCCAGGTCTTCGTACTTTTCTTTTCCCTTGGTATATGTAGGATGATTACGGTCGGTGATAAAATGCTTGAATATCTTGCAATTCTTTTTTGAGATTGCATAAATGAAATCCTGTTCGCTTCCTGCAATATCCATATACCAGGCACGGGATCGGTCCCAGTCAAAGAAATCTATCGCTTCATCGAATTGTGCCTGAGACTCTGCAAAGGTCGTTTTCAGATCGCCACCAAAACCGTAAGCAGATAACCACCAATCCCATTTACAGCGAGTATCGAGGTGATAGGCAAAGTTTCCATAATGGAACTCCTGCTGTTTATTGACCATAAACTTTTGTGTATCAGACTGCGCTAGCACAACAGCAAGAAACTGGTCTTTCTCCGCTTCCTTCCGGAGAGCCCTACGCATCTCAAGTCCTAATTCAAATTCTTCTGTCGTGTACACATAATCATCTACCATCAGCTTGTCATACCGAACACGGTCATTCTCTGTGATAAGAGCGTCTACAAGAGTACCGAACTTGAATGCCTTTTCTTTATCCCCGTATTGAGCACGGGGATAAAGATAATTTTTAAGTTCTGTCAGATCAGAGTTACTGACTTCTGTACGTGAATAATATGAATCGGGATTTGACATAACTATTTAGCTTTTACATCTGCCTCGTAGCTGATGAATTGTGATTCGATATGTTTTTGCTCTTTGCTGTTTGCTTGTTTCTCGCAATAGGTAATCATCTTTTTAAATATCTTCTCCAGTTCCTCAACAGGCAAGGTTTGACCTTCGTTTATCCACCACATTTGGAACACCTCTAAGTATCCCTGTTGGTGAAGTACAATAATTTTTTCTTTCACCTTAGCATTTGTCGGCGGAGGAGCAATAGAAGCGGCAGCACCTGCAAAAAGACTACCGATTGAACTTTGCTGCGCTTTCATTGCAGCTTCTTGTTTAGCTGCTTCTTCCGCTTTTTTTATTTCTTCCATCTGTTTAGCCGTTTCTGCAGCTTCACGTTGTTTGCGTACTTCTTCCGCTTTGGCGGCTGCCTCTGCATTAGCAAGACGAAGCAGCTCCAACTCTGCTAGTTCTTTACGTTTAGACGGAATACGGTCGGTAAGATCTTGCTTAACGTTTAATAACTTAGCCTTATACTGTTGAGCATATTGTTCATATTTACCTTCTAAGATATTTCGGCGAATCTCCTTTTTTGTTTCTTGACTGATATAGTAAGTCGCTGAATCCGCACTAAACTTATCAAAATGAGATTTGGGATAATCGGTCTGAAAGACTGTGATTCCTATAACTTCGCGATCGAAATTCTCATGTGTCAAATTAGAGAAGATGCCCTGTAATTCAGAAACTTTACTTGAAAGATACTGGTTGAAATAAGAAAGAAGGCTGTTCTCTATTGTCTGTTGATAATTTGCTTTCTCTGTCTCAATCCTAGCTCTTTGCTCTGCTTCTTTCTTTCTCTTCTGCTCTTCTTCATATTTGAACTTAGCATACTCATTGCGCTTTGCTACAAGCTTTCCGGGAATTGTAGTAGAATCTTTAGGATCAATCTCTTTTTCCTGTGAAGTGAAGAAAGAACGCACTCTATCAAATATCTGTGTGATAGGTTTACGACGTTCATCCATGTTTTTGATAGTTACACTAACTTTTTTCAAGTAATCAGCTGCAGCTTGGTCTATTGCTTCATTCATACCTTCTCCTTCGATTGTATCAAGGAGAGTTTGACCAGCTTCATTGCATTTCTTAACAGAGCTAGTATTCCTTCCGATGATGTCCGGAAAGGATGAAAGGATGTTTTTTACCTCATCTATTTTGATTAATTCTGTTACCATAATTGTTTTCTTAAATTGGTTAGTAAATACTTAGAAGCCTCCGTTTGCATCATCTTCAGACACTGTTACTTGTACAGGTTCCGGAGCATCTAATTGCTTTTCTTCTCCGAAAGGAGCATTAATGTCATCTACCGTTTGAACAGGTTCATTATTTTTTTCTTCATCTACTAACCCGTAATCAATAACAGGTTCTTCCTGTTGTGTCTCCATAGATGTATAATTGCCCGTTCGTACTTTGGGGTATGCATCGAAAGCGTGTTTAATCATTTTGTTTTCAAGGAATCCTGTATCAATATGTCCACCGTTGGAGGTATACAGAGAGTTTGCCGTTCCTTTGTTTTGCTTGGCTGAAAAAGTAGATAAACGTTTCCAATCTGATTCCATCATCCAAGAGTAATCAACTGACCCGTCATTACGTACAATACGTATAAACACGGCAACCGGCTTGTCTGACTTTCTAGGGAAAGCTCCTTCGTACTCTATAGATTTAGCACCATTTACTCCGATAATAGGGCGGAATTTGTCACCTTCAAATACTACTACTGGATTATCTACATAGCGAACTTGTCCGGCACGCTGGCGCATATATACTTCACCATAAGCTGAAACCGTGAGCCCGGCACGTTTTTCCCACATATCACCATTAGCAGTTTTCACTTTAGCACTACGAGGAATTAAATAGCACTGCGGTCTGCCTGATTGGTCAAGAGAAAGACCATTCACTGCCATATCAAGGAAACAACCAAAGAGGGACAGTTTTGTACATTCCTGTAAAGCTGGCGTTTCAGTCAATAATTTATTGAAATGAAACTTCTCGCGGTTATAAATCTGTTCACCCATTTCTGTGCCCCAAATAGCGTTATACATGCCGACAAACTTCTGTTCAACTTTCTCATTTTCGACAATTTTCGTTGCTGGAAGTGCGTTAAGCTCCTCCACTTTGATTTGAATACTATTACTCATAATTATTTAATTATTAATGATTTAATCTCCTTGATATACTCCACGCCTATACTCTTCCATTAGGAGTATATCTTCAGCCGTAGGTTCTTTTCTGATATCTGTTTTTGATGAACTACATTTGATGGGAGAAGGACTGTAATTTTTAATAGCGCTTTCTCTTTCATCCAACTGCTTTCCTATCTTATCCTGTAATTCCTTTAATAAGGAAGATCCTTGTTTAACTTGTGTCATACAGCTGTCTGCATTAATTGTTTGATGATATTGTCCGGAACTTTATTATGCAAATCCATCATTGCGCTAGCTGTTTCCAGTTCTGACCGCTTCACATAATATTTTCCTCTTTCCTTATTATTTGCCGGATAAAACTTAATCCAGGCTTTTTCGCGCCATTCTGTAATCAGGCGTTTTCCGTATATATCTTCCGCTTGTGATATAGTTACTACTTCGGGAAGTAGCCCTAACATCGTCAACGTTTGAACAGTTCCGATCTTAATACATCGTGCGACCATCATTTCGAAGCAATTTTCCATAATCTCTAATTAGGCTGTTTCTTTGTTTTACTTTTGAATGGTGTTGAGCTTTTAATTACTGAAACACATCTGCATCTCTATGCTATGCTGCCTGATTAATATTGATTAGAGTTCATATACTTCTTCAATCCTATTTCTTCGTATTCTTGCCCGCCGACTCCGGTTAAGGTCGTTGTTGCAGTCAAATGCAATTTGAAAGGCAATAATTCCAAGAAATGAAAGAGCGATTAATGATTTCTGTAATTGCTTGAAGTCTATATTTAGAGCAAAAACTCTATTTATCCACCAAGCACCAAGTTCGTTTAATTTGCTGGTCCCCGTCTTTTTGTAGGCCTTATCTAACAGGACATTTACCGTTCCGTAGGCAGTACCTAATCTGTCTGCAATCTCCTTCTTTGCCAAGCCACAAGCAGCCAGTCCCGCTATTTGATTTTCCCGCTTGGTTAGAGCAGAATCAGCTTGCAGTTCCATGATGCAAAGTCTCTAGTTCGGCTGCCGCTCTGGAGATTCCTTTGGTGACTTCCAAAGCTTCATTAGCCATTCTTACAGCGACATTCAATACTTTAGCTTTGTAGGTTGAACGAGCGGAAGCAGGTTTGTTGTTGAGGATATTGTGCACTGTACCCTGTGAGCATCCTACTTCCTTCGCAATCTGCTTTTCGTATCCGTAAGGCAGATTAGCTTTGATAGTTTCTAATTGATTTTCCATATACATTATTATATTATAGTAATTAGTTCCCTGGAAAGCGACCAAGCCTGCCAAGGACAACGTATCGCTGTTGCGCAGATGATTAAAGATTCATTCTATCTCGTAACCTCTTTCAGATTCTCCATTACCGGAAGGCGCATTCTCAAAGGGTTTGCATCGAAAACTAAACCTGCATGCTTTATTATTTTAGTCTTTAACTTCTTCGCAAGTTTCTCCGAGCCAAGCGACACATTCTGTTGTACCTCTAGTAAAGTCTACTGCCTTATTTTTAGGATTGAATTTACCCTCAACTATATCTCCTTCTTTTACTCCTGCTTCCTTTTTTAGCTCCCATAGAAGCCATTCGTTACCAGTTGAACCGATTACATTCTTGATTCTCACTTTCATGACTTAATCCTCCATTTCTTTATTATCTTTATCTTCTACTTGCAAGGCTTCAAGCATTTCGTCATCAAGTTTAGAAAGATCGAGTCTTACTTCTTCACCGGAGTGGTAACTTGAAACTACTAGAATACAGGAATATCCGTTCTCATTGTATTCGAAATCGAAACGTTTACTTCCGCCTAGGATGCGCATTACTTCATTTAGATTCTTCATATCTTGTCTTTTTTAGAGTAAATAATCTATTTTGTTAACTTTGTTGCCCTTTTATTTTGGCGTTATCAATGTTTTGCGTTAACTTTATAGTGCAAATGTAATTAAAAACATTACACTGTAATTAAAAACAAGACAAAATGTGTAATCTATTAAGATAATTTAATAATATTCGTATGCATATAGGTAACAAAATCAAAGAAGAAGTCGCTAAAAGAAATATAAGTGTAACAGACTTTGCAAAGTTGATAAACAAAAGCAGACCTTATACTTATTCAATATTTGAAAAAGAAAATATTGATACAGAACTACTTATACACATTTCATCTGTTTTAAATTTATCACCTGCATCATTCTTCGAAGATATAACACCTAGTGTAATGCAAAATGGTACAAAGAATATTTTAGTTGGTAGAGATAATAACGGTAATATATCAACTAATGAATGCCAAGATAAACTTGAAGATGCTATGATAGAAATAAAGCATTTGAAAGCTGTTATCGAAGGCAAGGATAAGCTTCTCGAGGAAAAAGAACGATTAATTAATGTACTAATGAATAAATAACATGGAAGACTTACTGATATTGATAGCAGTCATTTCAATAATATTCGGAATATTGCAAATAATTCTCTTTTGTAAGATTTGGGGTATGACCAATGATATTAGAGATTTGAGGAGTGAATTTATAGGAGGGACAGACCAGTGGACGCTAAGAAAAGCAATCCTTAAAGGAGATAAAAATAGAATTGCAGAATTATTATTTAATGACATGTTTTATAGAATCAAGAAGTATTATAACGATTCTATTCCAGATCCTGATGGTTGTAAAAAGAAAGCTCTTGAAGAGCAAATCTCATCTCTAAAAAAAGAATATAAGAAAAAGTATATAAAATATGGTATTGAATTTCCTGAAGCTATTGACAAGATAGAGAAGCAGGAAGATATTGAGAATTTGTAAGAACAATCCGATTAATATACTAAGAATAAGCGACTAACAAACAAAAAATCAATAAATCATGGAAGACATAATTACATTTACAGGTGTAGTAATGATTGTATTCGGAATACTACAAATCATTCTTTTCTTTAAGATTTGGGGGATGACCAATAACGTTAGCAAAATTAAGGGCAAATTAGAAGAAAATCTAAACGATGATGCCATATTACTAAAAGCTCAATTATTTGCTTTAGACGGCGACAAACAGCAGTCTTTCAATCTTTATAAAGAGTCATTTCATAAAAGTATAATTGAATTATTCAATAAAACAATATCCGAGTTCGGGGACAAAGACAACTTAGATTATAAAGAAAGGAATGAATATTATAAATCCGAATACAAGAAAGTTGTAAAATACTATATAAAAAGAGTAGAGAAATTAGGCATAAAGCTTGATACTGAAAAATTTGATTCATACGAAAAAATACATTCACTTATATGTGAATCAATATAAAAACAAAATAAAAGCTAATTATGGAAGCACTTGGAATTATAGGTCTTGTATATCTATTGGCTGGAATCATCCAGTTGGTTATTCTTATTGTTTTGATTGTGAAGTTCCTCCAGCTTGCAGCTGATGTAAAGCAACTGAAAAACTTATATACTGAAAGGAGTCGTGAATTGTCTTCAAGCATTGATAAACTTTCTTCTGCAATAAAGGAGCAAAGTAACTCAAAGGATAACGATAAGCCCCATGTTGCCAAGGATGAAAATATTGTAGCAGAACTGAAAAAAGAACCCAATAAGCCATATAACGAGGCTCCTGCAAAAGAGGTGCCGACAGTGGATGAAAACAGCAATGACTTCAAACAACATTTACGCAAATGGAAGATTCTTAAAAACAAAGGATATACAGACCAAGCTGTCAGAGAATACATGGAGTACACTAAGCGGGACATGAGTTATGCTGTAGACTTCATCAACTCTATATAAGATGAATTTAGAAGTCTAGCAGATTGATTGTGTAACTAAAAAAAGATTTATGGAACAAGATATACGTTGGTTACAAAGATATGATAGTTATTGTAAGGCATGTAAAAGAGTATTACAGGTTACAGAATCCGAAAGACAGCCCGATGAGTTAACTGAACTGGAAATGGAAGGTCTTATACAAAGATTTGAATATACTTTCGAGTTGGCTTGGAAAGTCCTTCAAGACCTATTGAAGTATAAAGGTTACGAGTTTGTGCAAGGTCCGAATGGTACTCTTCAGAAGGCTTTTGAAGATAATATGATTACGGATCATGACGGTTGGCGTAGAATGGCAAAAGCTAGGATTGCTACCTCGCACACTTATAATGATGGCAAGGCAAGTGAGATAGTCGAAAAGATTTACACTGAGTATTCTATACTACTAAAACAATTAGCTGTTCGGCTTGGTTCTGAAAGAAGTAAAATCACTGGATTATTCGCATAATATGTTTGGTCTAAGTAATGAAGTTATAAAAGATATTAGTGATGTATTAAAAAAACATCCCAATATTGACAAGGTATTAATATTTGGTTCCAGAGCTAAAGGCAACTATACCGAAGGATCAGATATTGATTTGGCCCTTATAGGGGAAAATATATCTTTCAATGAACTGTTGGATATAAATATTCAAATAGAGGACTTGGGGTTACTATACAAAGTAGATATAGTTGATTACAGTAAGAATATAGGTACTCCTTTTGGCGAGCATATAGATCGTGTCGGACTGCTATTCTATGAAAAGCAATGACCATATAACATCATGAGGTCCAGTTAATTGAAAAAGTAAAATACACTAAAAGGCATCCTATTGGATACCTTTTACAATATAATTACATATATTTTCAATATACCTAATGGCAACCTTATCTAGTCCACCGTCATCTCGTTCATAGCAAAATGCATTAATGGAATTAGATGATTGTTTCATTGTATAATCAATATAATATTTGCGTAGTTTACGCATACGATAATTGTAAAGTAACTTTTTAAACATAACTTTTAATTTAAAATATAAATGGAACCAGAGAATACCCCAAAGGTAATAGAACTCAAGGAGTTTGTAGAGGAAGCAATTTCCCAAATCGTTGATGGTATAACAGCTGCTCAAAAAAGAGTTGAAACCAGTGGGGCTATTGTAAGTCCTCGGAAAAGTAACAGTAAGAACAATGTAGAAATAGAAGGAAAATTATACAGTGTTCAGAATATTGAATTCGAGGTATCATTGGCTAATATGTCCGGTGAAGGTGGAAAAGTTGGCTTTGGAGTTACTTTTGGTGCTTGGGGATTCGGTAGTAATACCAAAATTGAAGGACAAGCTAAGTCAGCTACAAATATAAGATTTAGTATACCTATTGTTTTTCCTTGTATAGATAATAAAGAAAACAAGAAAGTGCAAGTAGCCGGACGACAAAAAATAACCGGATAAACCAACAAATAAATATATGGAAGATAAAGACAAAACAATCGTTGCTCTCCGGCAACAGCTCTGGAAAGTACTGCAAGAAAACAGTGCTCAAAAACAAGAAATTGCCCTCTTGAATTATGAGTTAGAAAGATCTAAAATAAGGTCCTCAAAATAGCGCTCTTTGAACTATCTTTGAAATGATTAGCTCACATCATTATAATTGACTGATATGTAGCTGAATACCCTTTATTATCATGCTGCTTTGGGAGCAGGGGGTCGTGGGTTCGAATCCCGCTACCCCGACGAAAAAGAAAACGCTGATAATTAAGTTGCAAACTTGGCTATCAGCGTTTTCTTTTTTACTCAAAAACTCCAAAAGCCATCGAAGAAACAACTAAACAAGCTAAAACAAAACAACTTATAAATTATTATTATGAAAAACATTTTATTTACACTTTTTGCTATTCTGATCTTAACTAGCTGTAGTAAAGATGATGATAACTGGATCGAGCTTAACGAAAACAATATCGTGGGTAATTGGTCGACAGGCATTAAAGGCTCGCATAAGTTTTTAAATTTCGGAGACGATGACAAAGGCTCTTTTGGAATTTATAGCAATGCAGATCCCATTTCTTTCCAAACGTTCAAATACAAAGTCGAAGATAGTAAGATTTACATCTATGATGTATTCCCAAAAGGTAAGTCACCATATTATTTGGACTGTAAAATATCAAATAATAAACTCAAAATTGAAAATGGTGAGGAATCTGGTACTTACGAAAAATTAGAATACTAACAACTTCCAAACTTAAAAATGCTTAGAATTGATCGTATAACAAAAAAATAATATTTATGAAAACAGCTTTTTTATTGGGCAGCATAGGATCAGGACTAATTCTATTATGCCACCTTTATTCGTTTGTCCAAATGATCATCATGAATCGCCCCGATTATTTGTATCCGACATATTACATCCAATCCATTATCATCTTCATAGCATGGACTTTGATTTTCATTTGCTTTATGATCGCTTACCAAAAACAAAATAATAAATCATGGAAGGATTAATACAATTTACAGGTATAGTGATGATTGCATTTGGAATACTGCAAATCATCCTTTTCTTTAAAATTTGGGGAATGACTAATAACGTCAAACGCATTTGGAAGAAAATAGATAATAAAGACTTTCTTTCCGATGCTTGTGTTTCTTATATAAAAGGCAACTTGGAAGAAACTGAAAGGTTGGCAAATGAAGCTTTTCTGCAGGAAGTAGCTTTGCTTTCTAAATCATCTGAATCTTATGAAGATTGGATCGATAATTATATAAAAATAAAAGAAAAATATACCCGTATCTTCAAGAAAATAGATAAGCCAGCTCCTGACTTTAATAAATACAAAGAACCGAAGATGTATCTACTTTAAGCAATAGAGAAAAAAATAAGGCTGACATAACAAGTATAAGCCTTATTTTTTTACATATATCCATATCACATATTCAAATAATACTCCCTCGTCAACGCTATATACTCCTCACTATACTGATGACGCGCCAATTCCGTCAACAGTTCTTCTATCACACACTCCCGATTGGAAAAAGAAAAAGCAATCAGCGTACGTTTTGGAATACCGCCGGGCTTAGTAATTACATTGAGCTGACGAATCGCATACAACTTATTCATAGAAGCTATCGCCTTTACCCGATCAACCACATCCGTCGGAATCACGACCGTAAAAAGTCCGTCTGCTGCCAATAACCTATTTACCCCTTCCAGCAATTCTTCGTAGGTTAGAGAATCATTGTGACGGGCAGCAGCCCTCTGCCGATCCGGACACTCCAACGAATCGACAAAATAAGGGGGATTTGAAACAATCACATCAAATTTATCCGAAGACCGGTATTTCTTAAAGTCAGCCTGCACCACTTCTATCCGCTCCTGCCAAGGAGAACGAGCCACATTTTCCCTGGCCTGTCCGGCCGCCGCCTCGTCTATCTCCAATGCCACAATCTTTGCGTCTGGCAAACTGCGTTGAGCCAACATTAAAGCCACCAAGCCCGTCCCCGTACCAATATCCAATATCCGGCGCGCGCGCTCAACCGAAGCCCAAGCTCCCAAAAGCACCCCATCCGTACCAACTTTCATAGCACATTGGTCGTGCCACACTGTAAATTGCTTAAATTGAAAATAAGGATTCGACATTTTATCCGTTTGTCTTAAAGCTGTTTTATTCTACTATTTTATTGCAAATCGCCAAAAATAAATAATAATTATGGAATACTCCCTCTACAAGCCGATATTTTGGCATTGTTTTTGTGTTTTTATTCTGCGCAGTGCTTTATTATTAGAGAGAATCAATTAACTTTGCAAACGATTTATGCATATCAGTATGACATAAACTAAATTAAAACGAAAAGATGAAAGAAAGATATTTATTGGAAGATGGAAGCGATAACGGCTTCTCGCTAATCACTGACTATGATGGGAACGATGAACAGGCATTTGATGTAAATGTGAAATCTGGTGAAATTCTTCCGGTACTCCCTCTACGTAACATGGTGTTGTTTCCTGGAGTATTCCTGCCGATCACAGTGGGCCGTAAGTCTTCTCTGAAACTCATACGAGACGCTGACAAGAAGCATAAAGATATTGCCGTAGTATGTCAGAGATCGGCACATACAGAGGACCCGAAGTTGGAAGATTTACACAATATCGGTACCGTAGGACGAATTGTGCGGATATTGGAAATGCCCGATCAGACAACGACTGTCATCCTTCAAGGAATGAAACGTCTGAACCTGATAAACATTATCGAAACCCATCCGTATCTGAAAGGTGAAATAGAACTTTTGGAAGAAGACATTCCAAGCAAAGACGATAAAGAGTTTCAAGCCTTGGTGGAAACCTGCAAGGACTTGACAATGAGATATATCAAATCGTCAGATGTGATGCATCAGGATTCGGCATTTGCTATTAAGAATATCAACAGTCCGATGTTCCTAGTCAATTTCATCTGCTCGAACCTGCCGTTCAAGAAAGACGAGAAGATGGACTTGTTAAGCATCCACTCATTACGTGAACGCACATATCACTTACTGGAAATCCTGAACCGCGAAGTGCAACTGGCAGAAATCAAGGCATCCATCCAAATGCGTGCCCGCGAAGATATTGACCAGCAGCAACGCGAATACTTCCTGCAACAGCAAATCAAGACTATCCAAGATGAACTAGGTGGCGGCGGCCAGGAGCAGGAAATAGAAGAAATGCGCCAAAAAGCAGAAAGAATGCGTTGGAACGCAGAAGTCAGGGAAACATTTATGAAAGAACTGGCTAAACTGGAACGCACCCATCCACAATCTCCGGATTACAGCGTACAGCTTAACTATCTGCAAACCATGCTCAATCTTCCGTGGGGTACGTATACAACTGACAATCTGAACCTTAAAAACGCAGAAAAGACGTTGAACAAAGACCATTACGGACTGGAAAAAGTGAAAGAACGCATTTTGGAGCATTTGGCTGTATTAAAGCTGAAAGGTGATATGAAATCACCGATTATCTGCTTATATGGCCCTCCGGGAGTAGGTAAAACATCTCTTGGAAAATCCATTGCATCTGCGCTCAAACGGAAGTATGTACGTATGTCTTTGGGCGGCGTACATGACGAAGCTGAAATCCGCGGACATCGGAAAACTTATATCGGCGCCATGCCCGGACGAATCATCAAGAGCTTGATTAAAGCCGGTGCATCCAATCCTGTCTTTATCCTGGATGAAATAGACAAGGTCAGCGCCGACCGTCAAGGCGACCCCTCTTCCGCATTACTGGAAGTGCTTGATCCGGAACAAAATACTGCTTTCCACGATAACTTCCTGGATGTAGACTACGACCTCTCAAAGGTATTGTTTATAGCAACAGCCAACAACCTGAACACAATCCCCGGCCCATTGCTCGACCGTATGGAATTGATTGAGGTAAGCGGATATATCACGGAAGAGAAAGTAGAGATAGCCCGTAAGCATCTGCTTCCCAAAGAGCTGGAAGCCAACGGACTTAAAAAGACAGCTATCAAGCTTCCCAAAGAAACGTTGGAAGCTATCATCGAGTCATATACCCGTGAGAGCGGCGTTCGTGAGCTGGAAAAGAAGATTGGTAAAATCCTTCGTAAATCAGCCCGTCAATATGCTACGGACGGTTATTTCGCCAAGACAGAAATCAAACCGTCGGATTTGTATGACTTCCTGGGAGCACCGGAATATACACGTGACAAGTATCAGGGAAATGATTACGCAGGCGTAGTCACCGGATTGGCATGGACAGCCGTCGGAGGCGAAATCTTATTTGTAGAAACGAGCTTGAGCCGTGGCAAGGGCGGACGTCTCACACTGACCGGTAACCTGGGAGATGTGATGAAAGAATCTGCCATGCTGGCACTTGAATATATCAAGGCACACGCTTCTATCTTGAATCTGGACGAAGAGATCTTCGACAACTGGAATATCCATATCCACGTTCCCGAAGGCGCAATTCCGAAAGACGGTCCGTCGGCAGGTATTACGATGGCCACCTCCCTGGCTTCTGCCCTGACTCAAAGAAAAGTGAAAGCCAACATTGCCATGACGGGCGAAATTACCCTTCGCGGCAAAGTGCTTCCCGTGGGTGGCATCAAAGAGAAGATATTGGCAGCCAAGCGTGCCGGAATCAAGGAAATCATCATGAGTGCCGAGAACAAAAAGAACATAGATGAGATTCAGGAGATTTATCTGAAAGGACTGACTTTCCACTATGTAAACGATATAAAAGAGGTATTTGCCATTGCGCTGACCAATGAGAAAGTGGCGGATGCTATTGATTTATCTGTTAAGAAACCCAGCCAGGAATGACATTTGAGTTACAATATACAGACACTAAAAGTAATGCCCGTGCGGGTCTGATTACCACAGACCACGGGCAGATACAAACACCGATCTTTATGCCGGTGGGCACACTGGGCACGGTTAAGGGAGTACATCTGACCGAATTGAAAGAGGATATTCAGGCGCAGATTATTCTGGGTAATACCTATCACCTCTATTTGCGTCCGGGACTGGACGTGATCGAGAAAGCAGGCGGACTGCACCGTTTTAACGGTTTCGACCGCCCGATGCTGACTGACAGCGGTGGTTTCCAGGTATTCTCTTTGGCCGGAATCAGAAAGCTGCGTGAAGAAGGAGCTGAATTTCGTTCGCATATCGACGGAAGCAAGCACGTCTTCACTCCGGAAAAGGTGATGGACATAGAACGCACCATCGGAGCGGACATTATGATGGCTTTTGACGAATGTCCTCCCGGTGACTCGGATTATGAGTATGCCAAAAAGTCATTAGGTTTGACGCACAGATGGCTCGACCGTTGTATACAACGTTTTAATGAGACGGAACCTAAATATGGTTACAACCAGGCTCTCTTTCCTATCGTACAAGGTTGTGTCTACCCCGACCTGCGCAAACAATCAGCAGAGTTTATCGCGTCCAAAGGGGCCGACGGGAACGCTATTGGCGGTTTGGCAGTAGGCGAACCGGTAGACAAGATGTATGAAATGATCGAGATTGTTAATGAAATACTTCCCAAAGACAAACCCCGTTACCTGATGGGTGTCGGAACTCCTGTCAACATTCTTGAAGGAATAGAGCGTGGCGTGGATATGTTTGACTGCGTTATGCCTACACGAAACGGACGAAATGGCATGTTGTTCACCAAAGATGGCATTATCAATATGCGAAACAAGAAATGGGAAACCGACTTCTCTCCCATCGAAGCCGACGGGGCTTCCAGCGTAGATACGTTGTACAGCAAGGCTTATTTGCGCCATCTTTTCCATGCGCAAGAGCTACTGGCCATGCAAATTGCCTCGATACACAACCTGGCATTCTATCTGTGGCTGGCAGGAGAAGCAAGAAAGCATATTATTGCCGGAGATTTCTCGACCTGGAAGCCGATGATGGTCAAAAGAGTATCAACTAGATTATAAGAAATGAAAAGCAATCGATTTATAAAACGGCTGGACTGGTATATCATCAAGAAGTTCTTGGGGACATACGTATTTGCTATTG